AAGATCAGCAAGCGACAATTGAACCGGTGCGGCTTCTTCAGTTGCTTCTGTTGTGTTTACTTCTTCTGACATGATTTTCTCCTATTGAGAGTTATAGTTACTATTTTTTTCCAAAGCGATGTAATATCTTACAGGCTTGGTTGTGTTTTTCCATTCGGAAATAAGTTTAGATGAGATATTAACTTCGTAGTCTCCATCCAACAGCTTCAAATTATTAATGTTGATTACAAATTCGAATTGACCTTCTTTGTAACCTGCATCATTTGCAAGCTGTATATTATATATATTCGCTGAGCTGTCCTTTGAGTCAAATACTTTAATATTTACACCATCTTCAGTAGCTGAGATAGACATTTCAGAATGGCCGAGAGCTGATGCAGCTTTACGGATTTGCGACAAGATATCATCGGTAAACGATACCGTAACTTCACAATCAGGCATGGTAATATCTTTTTGTGGTGTCGTCAAAATACTAGAATCGGAAAAGAAATACTTAACCTTTGAGTTACCACCAACAACATCGACATGATTATCTCCGAAGTTGAGTTGTGGATCATTTACTAGATTTACTACTGATAAAAATTCATTAAGATCGTAGATACCCATTTCTGTGGGAAAGTCTTCAGTGATATCAGCTACAGCAAGAATGTTCTTTGCTTCTGAAATCGTCTTGACTTCCTGACCAGGCTTTAGCACAACATTAGGATTAATGCTGGAAAAGTTTCTGAGCACAGATAAAGTATCATTTGAAATACTTACTGTCATACTGTTTCTCCTGTTTTAGATATTATATTATAACACAGTTTCATAAAAATGTACACTATTTATTTACTCTATCGTGTTCATTTAACGCAAGTAAAGCATAATGCAATACCTTCATTAAGTCTTTTCGATGATCACTAGGACCACCCTTTTGCCCGTATCGAGCATTATACTTATCAACATTGCCTAAGAAAAACCCTAGGCCATGTCCTCGATCGACAATCACCTCAGAGGATTGAAATCCTCCTTGGCAATAATGACCTTCATATGTAGAGTCAATGTACTTCTTAAACTCTGCAATGAGAGCACCTTCATTAAACTTGTACTGCATTAGTCCTCCTGTGTATTAAGTTCGACACCAGAATCTACTTTAGTGTAGAGATCTAGAAATGCTTCCTTTGTATCATCATCAAAGCGTGAGATACAAAGATCAATAGCCTTTGCTTTATCCTGAAAAACAGTAAAGGTTTGCATGATGTGACACAAACGACGAGTTGAGATTACCTCATCGATGCCATCATCATAGAATGTTTTACGAATGATATCAGCCCAATTAACTAGATTCTCGATGAAGTTTGCATCACCATGACTCATGTGGCTTTTATTATTAAACTTCTCGAAATGACGAGTCAGGATTTTCTCTTCAATAGATTTTGAAGGAAACTTCTGATCAATAGAGATATTGAAACGCTCAAGGAAAGCATCATCAATAATCGAAGCTGCAGTAAAGCGACCATCTTCTGAACCTTTACCTTTTGTGTTTGCAGTAGCAATAACATTGAAGCCTTCTGCAGGTTTGATGATATCACCAGTTTTCTTTACTAGAACTGGCTTACCTTCAAGAATACCTTGAAGACACATAATCTTGTTTGTAGCACGATCGATTTCATCTAGAAGAAGAATCGAACCAGACTCCATTGCTTTTAGAACTGGACCTTTGGCAAAAACAGTTTCACCGTTGACAAGACGAAAGCCACCAATCAAATCATCTTCATCTGTTTCAGGATTGATTTGAACACGAATAACTTCTCGTTTTAGCTTAGCGCAAGCTTGTTCAACCATGAATGTTTTACCGTTGCCTGAAAGACCAGAGATATAGACTGGAAAGAACATTTGTGATTTAAGAATCTGAGTGATGTCTTTAAAAGAACCCCATGGAACAAACGTAGGATCTACATCAACAAAGGTTTTCTCTGAGTTAGCAACTGAAGCCACCATGCTTAGAACAGCATTTGATTGTGGTGCCTCAGTAACTGGTTCTGATTTTGGTAATACACTTGAAAGATCGTATGAACCGATTTTAACTCGAAATTCGGGCTTAAGAAGAGGAACAAAATCTTTTCCGGAAAAGCCCATATCACGAGCTGTAGACTCGATAACGTTCTTACGGAAAATTTTCTTATCTGGATAATTATTAGCCAGAGTTTTCAGGATATTCACAGTGGAGATTTTCATAATATAAGTCCTGTTTCATTAATTTAGATAGCTATTATATCATAGGTAGCTATGATAGTACACAGTTTTTTTAGATCATTTTGTTATATGCTTATAACTTTTAGTTAGGCTACCGCAGCTCCTATTTTCTGCATAAGCACTTTGTTTGTTTTCTTTGATTTAGAAAACTTCTTGAAGTCATTACCAATTGACTTAGTAGTCGATGGATTAAACTCTTCAGTGTTAGTGTCTAGATCTTTCTTGCCGCCTTTAAGCATATAGTAGTTGTTATAACCTAGAACATTTTTAAACTCAACACACTTATTCTTTCTATATTCTTTTGCTGCAGCCTTTTTAACATCAACATGATTAACTCGATCTGAATCAGATGATGCCATAGCAGCACCAACACAACGATAGTTAAACTCTGCTGAACGATCAGCAATAAAGAAACCGATTGTATTCGCATTGTATGTTTCACGAATGTTATTCATAAGAGCTTCTGTAAGCTTACGGCCTGTGCTAGTTTTGATTGACTTGTTACCAACTTTAACTATTGCTTCACCGCCAGTATATGTTGGTTTGATAGGCATGTCATTTGGATTATCTTGAGATCTCCATGTTTGAACACGGTTAGCATCACCATCAGTAATCGTTACAAAGTTAAACTTCTGAATAGCATTTTTCTTAATAAACTTTTTAACTAGATCGTTTGAAACCATCAAAGCTTGATTCAGTGGAGTAGAACCAAACTCTTCGTATTTTGAAGTGTATAGTCTGTAATTGAATACATACTCTCTATGGTGATCATTACCATATTCGATTAGACCTTTAGTGAAAACACGAAGAGCTAGATTGTACATTGCTTCTTCATAATCTTTCTTTTTAAGATCAGAACTAATAAGCTCAACCATTGCCAACTCATCAGCATCCATTGCACCATTACGAATATTGATATATTCTGATGTAGTTGTAAATGCATAAACTTTAAAAGGAATATTGACTGCTTTACAGAATGATACCATGTGCATTGTTTGTTGGATAACATTACCAATGACATCATACATAGAACCAGAGTAATCAACAAGAAGCATTAGACCATGGTTCTTCGCATCAGCCATATTAGTTACTCGAGCAAAGATGTCTTCGTTATATTTGTATGAATGAAGCTTATCAACATTAATAGAACCAGTCTTTGCTTCTGAAGCACGTTGCCATTGGAATGCGGCTTTCTTCATTTCGAACTCTTTGACTGCAGGTTGCACCGCTTTCTTTACTTCTTTAATATATTTGGTACAATAGCTTCGAATATCATATCTAGCTTCAAGATCTTTCCAATTGTTGCTTGGTTGACCAATCGTTTCAGCTCGTGATTCAGCTAGCTTAGCATAAGGAATAACCATTTGGTCTCTTTGCTTTTGATCGTAATCATTAATAAACAATGTTTGATTACCGTTTTCATCTGCATCTAAAAGCTTTTCTTCGTTTGATCTGAACATTTGGTCTGTTTCAGAGATTTCTTCTTGACTAGTATGCTCAGGCTCACGCGAGACAATTTTAGTTTGGCTTTCCGGATCTTCTTCCTCTTGAAGTTCCTCATCATCTTTAGTTGACTCCATATTAGATTCTTCGTCTTCACCATCTTCAGTTTGATCTGATTCTGAGATATCATCGTTATTCTCATCTGATGAATCCATTGGTTGATCATCTTCATTAGGTGTATATTCTTCATCACCTTTCTTTTCGTTCTGTTCCTGGGTATATGCAAGGATTTTCTTTACAACAGTACAAACATCAGAGAACGTTTGAGTATTCATTGTTTCATAGTATAACTGCATCTCTTCATCATTAAAGTCAATATCAATCAGATCAGCAAGCTTAGCTTTTAAATTGATCTTATCGATTAGCTTTAAAGAATCAGTTCGACTTGCGATATCGTCACCAAACAAACCAGAATCAAACAATTTCTTGTAACCAGTTTTAAAGGTACGAATAAGACCAGGATATGTTTCACGAATCTTTCTTTCAATACGAGCATCTTCGACTACGTTAATGTAGTCACGAGGGCAACCTTTGATTTCTTCGTTTGAGCTATGAATACCTTCATAAGGAGTGTATAGAGCATGACCTACTTCGTGACCAACCAATAGATCATAAACATCTTTACCATGATTTTTCCAGATAGGAAGACCAAGTACACGATTCTTTACATCGAACCAAGCGGTCTTGTAATTACCGTGTTCTACAGTAAGATTCTCTTTGGCGAGT